GGGCAGACCCTCATGGGCTGAGGAAGAGTCCCAACTTCCTGCGGGCGTTGAGGAAATTGGATACGAGCTATATCCAAAGAACGGTGATCAGATCTGGGAAAGCTACAAGCAATACTCTAAGTCCGCGGGATTTGAGTATGACGATGCAGTAGTCTTGAAAAGTATTGAGGAAACACACCGCATCGCTTTCGAGCGTATCGAATCGTTCCTGCCCGACAATACAGTGCGCCTTCCCGAATTTGTAGTGCCCGCAGGTTACACGGCAACCCAAGCACTCGTTAATTTTGCCCTAGAGGGTCTAAAGAACAAGGGCCTACATACGAACAAGGAGTATGCGGATCGCCTTAAGCGTGAGTTAAACGTGATCGATGATCGCGGCTTTTCAAAGTATTTCCTTACTATGAAATCCATTGTTGATGTTGCCACTAGTACAATGCTGTCGGGCCCGGGCCGAGGTTCCGCCGCCGGCTCGTTGGTAGCATATGCGCTAAACATTACCCAGGTTGATCCCATCAGGCACGGGCTCCTGTTCTCTCGCTTCTTACGCTCAGACGCTACAGATTATCCGGATATCGATTATGATGTATCCGATAGCATGGCGTTGAAAGAGAAACTGGTAGACATGTGGGGGGAAGATTGCGTAGCCCCGATCTCCAACTGGAACACACTCCAGCTTAAGTCTTTGATCAAGGATATATCAAAACTATACAATATTGAATTTACGGAAGTTAATACCGTTACTTCTATTATGATCCGCGAAGCCACCCCGGAAGCTAAGCGAAAGCACGGCATCAAGGCTGGAGTTTATGCTCCCACTTGGGAAGAGGTGATGGAATTTTCGCCGACACTGCAGGCGTATCTGAATAGGCACCCAGCAGTCAAGACTCACGTTGAGGGCTTGGTGGGCCAGGTACGCTCATGCTCTCGGCATGCTGGTGGTGTTGTGATCGCCGAAAACCTGAACGAGAATATGCCCCTGATTAATTCTGGAGGTGTGCGTCAGGCACCATGGGCTGAGGGTCAAAACGTTCGACACCTTGAACCAATGGGTTTCATTAAATTCGACTTGTTGGGCTTATCTACTCTAAAGATGATGGAAGGGGCCATCTATCACATCCTCAAACGGCATCATGATATCGAGGAGCCAACGTTTTCACAGGTGAGAGAATATTATAATAAAAACCTGCATCCTGATGTAATCGATATGAGCAATCAAGAGGTTTATGAGAACATTTTCCATACTGGAAAGTGGGCTGGAGTATTCCAGTTTACAGAGCAGGGTGCACAGAAGTTCTGTGTCCGAGCAAAGCCGCGTAATATCATTGACGTGTCTGCTATTACCTCAATCTATCGGCCCGGGCCATTGGCTGCGAATGTGCACGATGAATACGTAGAGGCAAAAGAGAACCCGCATTACATTAAATATTTGAACGATGACGCGCAGGAAATCACGCAGGAAACGTTTGGGTTCCTCATCTTTCAGGAGCAGATTGCGCTTCTGGCTCACAAGCTCGGTGGCCTGACTCTCGATGAAGGCAACATGCTTCGAAAAGTATTGACAAAGAAAGGAACAGGCAAAAGCTCTGTAAAGGGCAAGTTGCACGATAAGTTTATCACAGGTTGCGGAGACAATGGTATTGGCAGAGATGAGGCACAGGCACTGTGGGATAAGTTCGAATACTTCTCCGGCTATGGCTTCAATAAATCACACGCCGTATCATACAGCATTATTTCGTTTCAATGCGCATGGTTGTGGAATTACTATCCAGTCGAGTGGATGGCAGCATTTCTTGACAAGGAGCCCGAGAGTCGCAAGGAGAGGGCGATCAACATTGCAAAGAAGTTTGGATTTGAGATTGCGCCCCTAGATGTGAATAAGACTGGCACCGTATGGGAGATTAGTGATAATGGTAAAACCCTCATTCAACCACTAACTTCGATCAAGGGCCTTGGAATGGCTGCAATTGAACAAGTCCTGGAGAATCGCCCGTTTATGAACGCTGAGGACCTTTTATTCCGAGAGGGGGTATCATATAGCAAATTAAATAAAAAGGCTCTAGACGCCCTTTGTCGCGGCGGAGCGCTGGATAATATCGTAGATGATAGGTTTACGGGCCGCAAGCACTTTTGGTCAACCTGCGTGGTTGACCGCCCAAAGAGTATGAAGAAGTTCATGGAGAACCTAGAGCTATATGGACCCGAGGGGGACTTTACGGAAGAAGAGATTATACAGTTTAAGACCGACCTTACTGGAGTGTTTCCCCTCAACTTGGTGGTGGATGCGGAAATGGTTCAAAAGCTCCAAGAAAAATATATTCCTCCCATCTCCGAGTTCGATCAAGAACTACAGATTTGTTGGTTTATTCCGCGTAAGATAATCCCAAAGAAGACTAAAAACGGCAAGGATTACTGGATCGTCGAAGTGATCGATTCAAATAACGAACTAACTCGCATTAGGTGCTGGGGAGTAAAACCACACAAAGATCGAATCCGCCTTAACAGGCCGTACATGGCCTCGTTAAAATATGACCCGAACTGGGGATTTAGCACATATGCTATTGGTAAAACATTCAAACAGTTAGGATAACACAATGGACGACAACAAGATTCCGCGCCGAAATGCACCGAGAGACGAGACAATATTAAAATATTTCGGCTCTTTACATGGAATTTGTAAAACATGTGGAGGGGAATACCGCATTAAAAATTTGAACCAACGATTTTGTTCCCCAGAGTGTCGTGCGTCAAACAAGGGAGGTAGCGGCCGCTGGACCGTATTGCATCGAGATGAATTTCGGTGTATTTATTGTGGAAGAGCGCCCTGGAATACTCCAGACCTCGTTTTGCATGTTGACCATATCCATCCTCACTCCAGTGGAGGAAGAGATAATTTGAGCAACCTAGTTACTAGTTGTGCCGACTGCAATTCAGACAAGAGTGACACACGACTAAAAAACGAAGCTGAGATTAAACAGATCGTAGAACAAAGAAACAGAGAGCAGGAACTGAGCCCCAAAAGAATCATTAAACTTCACAGGTAGCACAATGAATGTAATAAAATACTTAAGTCCGCTTCTAAAGGAGCCTAAACTTGTAGACGATCTGCCAGTTATAATTCGTGTGAGAAAGTTCGACGAGGTATCCGCCAGAGATTTTTCTACGGCCATGAGAAAAGCACAAAACACAGGCCAGCCAGTGGTGCCTGTGATTATCGATAGTTATGGTGGCCAAGTATATAGCCTAATGTCAATGATATCCGATATTAAGCACTCTAAGCTTCCAGTCGCCACTATCGTTCAGGGAAAAGCCATGTCCTGTGGTGCCATTCTGTTTAGTTTTGGAGCAGAAAATCATCGCTATATGGACCCAGACGCTACACTGATGATTCACGATGTGAGTTCTATGAACTGGGGCAAGGTTGAGGAAATAAAGGCCTCCGCCGCGGAAACAGAGCGGCTCAATAAAAAGGTTTATCAAATGATGGCTAAAAATTGTGGGCAGTGTAAAAATTATTTTCTTGATATAATCCATGAAAAAAGTCACGCTGATTGGTTTCTGGATATTAAGGAGGCCGAGAAGCACAACCTAGCAACGCATAGACATATCCCAGAACTTAAAATTGAAGCAAGGGTTAGCTTTAAGTTTGAATAAAAAGCTTGACTTTAATGAATGAAGATGTTATATTTTATAGGTAACAAAGGAGGGCTTAATGGCCACAACAAATGAAGAGAAGAAACAATACGTCAAGGAGTATATTCGCTCCCTTAAGGCAATCGAAGACTGTATTGAACCGTACCAAGAACAGAAGCGCGAACTGCGCTCCGAGTTCCGAACCAATGGCTGGCTCAACACGGACGAGATTCGGGCAGCAGTAAAGGCATATCGTCTTTATAAGCACAAGTATGATATGGAAGAGATAATGGAAAACTTTGAAACGATTTCGGGAGGAACCAACGCATGAAAGGAAACGATATTTACGATGTGAAAGAAACCAAAGAATCTTTACACATCATTAGAAAGAAATATAATCAAACCAAGCTAGACGATAGTTTTCAGCGCCGCGGTGGCGTGGAGCGTGGCTCCGGCTGGACAAAGAAGGCGTCAGAACAGTACATGGAGTCTGTGTTTGCCGGGGCGGTGTTTAATAAGATAATGACCGCCGAGGTAGAGTCGTGCCATCGCTATGCGGTCGATATTGAGGATGAAGAATCCGAAAGATATTTTAAAACACTAATAGATGAAGGTTACAAATACGTTAGTATAGATGGGAACAATACTTCTAGCACATTTAATGCGTATCTTGACAACCAGTTCCCGGTTTATACTGATTTAGATCCAGCTACTCGCGGCCGAGGAAAAAAGAAGAAGTATTTTAAAGATTTGTCGGAGACAGAGCAAGATGATCTGCTTTACACGGAAAAACTGACATACTATACATTCCGCAAAATCGGAATTATTGAGATGTGTAGCCTTTTTCGAAGAGAGAATACGTCAACCCATCTCAACAAGCAAGAATATCGCCAAGCTAGGTGGTCTGCCATGGCTAAATTTATCAGAGATATCGCCAACGAGCCACAAAATAGACTGATTTTCGAAAACCTAATGGCGTTGTCCGCCGCAGACATGGATAAACGCAAGCATGAGGAGTCTTTAGCACAATTTGTTTACAAGCTGGCGACCACATATACGCTTGATCCCAACGCTAAACACTTAGATGAGTTTTATGATCAAACCCCTGAGTTATCGACTAAAACAATGAATCTTGTCGCATCTGTTATGAAAGATCTGTCTTCGATTGCGAAAGAGGTTAAGTTAATTAAGAGCCACAAGCTCCCGTCGGGCGTAATGCACGTTCTTTTTGATTTAATCGCACACATTAATTCAGATTCAGAGTTAAAAACAGTAAAGGTTGCAGATCATGAACGATTTATGGAATGGTTTTTAGAAACAGATCAGGCGTTTAGACAACTATCATTAAAGATCTCCGAGGAAGAACGAAGCGAGAAGTCCTACATCTACTGGACCGCTGTATATACGCAGAAGCACGCGCTTTTGAAAAGCTTAAACTTGTTCCGTCAAGTGCTAGTAAGAGATCTTGAAGATATGTTGGAGGATGACATTCTTGAATGCCGGAGAACGAGCCAAGATGCGTTTACCACAGCGCAGAAGATAAAACTATTTTATCTGCAAAATCGCAAACTGAGATCTGGCCAAGAAGTTTCCATTTTGGATCTTTACACCGGCAACCTAGAAGCAGATCATATGATATCCGTTAAAGATGGCGGTAGTACGACAATTGATAATGGAGAACTGATGACGGTTTACGATAACCGCCAGAAAGGCGCCGCATCTAATCAACCACATTTTAATCACCAGAAGGGGCAATAATATAATGAATAAAAACACACAAGTAGTTATGTTCTCATCTAAGACCGGTGAATGGTCAACCCCCCAAGATTTTTTTGACAAACTAAATTGGAGATTTGGTCCCTTTAGCTTAGACCCGTGCGCAACCATTGATAATACAAAATGTGCAAATTTTTTCACAGAAGCTGAGGATGGGCTTTCTAAAAGCTGGGAAGGCTTTAAAGTATTTGTTAATCCTCCTTATGGCCGAGGAATTGATAAGTGGATTAAAAAGGCATATGAAGAATCGCGCAAAGATAACACAATGGTTGTGATGCTTATTCCAGCTCGTCCCGATACTAAATATTGGCATGATTATGTTATGAAAGCTGACGAAGTATATTTTATTAGAGGACGCTTAAAATTTGGCGACAGCGAAAATAGTGCCCCGTTCCCTTCGGCGGTTGTGGTGTTTGATGGCTCAAACTTATCACAGATATTTGGAGCAATGAATAGATGAATCGCAGAGAAAGGCGTGCAATGGAAAAAAAGATGGGGAAGGAAGTCTCAAAAAATCTTTCCGAAAAAATTTCCCAGTTTAACAAACTACCTGAACGCTGCGATGCATGTCAGAATTCATTTGACAAAAAAGATATGGCCATGATCCAATCATGGTCAGTCGTGGTTAAGCAAGAAACCGTAAGGTTGTTTTGCCCAGACTGCATTAAGAAAACACAGGAGGCTATAGATGCCAGTCCAGAGATTATCGAAAGATTCGCTAAGCAAGATTCTTAGCGGAGATATACGAGAAGACTCAACATGCGTAGTAAAATTTTATTCCAATGGTTGTCATATGTGTCACAGCTTAAGTGATTATTATCATGAAATTTCAAATGATGAGAAATATGGCGATTTGCATTTTTTTGCATTTAACGTCGATGATTACCCTGAGATAGAAAAAGTAATGAAGTTCAATGGAGTGCCAACTATTTTTGTTATTCATTCAAACATTGGAGCCCGGAAGCCGAAGCTTAGGCTATTAGCAGATCCGCCCGAACCCAATGATAAAACTTGGTACAAAGTCAAAGATATTCGAAATTTTATTGAAAGGGAGGCCTTATGAGACAGACAATTTGTTATGACGATGTTCTGTTGGTACCCAAGTATTCTGACATCCGCTCTCGAAGTGAGATAGATATTTCAGCAGACTTAGGAAAAGGATTAAATTTACAAGTTCCAGTAATTGCGTCCCCTATGGATACAATATCTGAACAAAAAATGGCGGCAAAAATGTCCGACTGCGGCGGTGTCGCCGTTGTGCACAGATATAATACAATCGAAGAACAAGCACGTTTCATCTCTAAAGCAAAGGAGGTCTCCAATAATTTAACGGTGGGTGGCGCCATCGGAATTAGTGGAGATTATTTAAATCGAGCCGCCGTGTTAAATGCAATTGCTGTAGATTTTATTTGTGTAGATGTTGCCCATGGCCACCATATTGCGATGAAAGAGGCCATGGCGGCCCTTCGTTCTTTGTTGGGAGAAGATCTTCATATCATGGCCGGAAATGTTGCCACGCTAGAGGGCGTAAATGATTTGGCCGATTGGGGAGCTAACTCCGTAAGATGTAATATTGGAGGAGGGTCTATCTGCTCCACCAGAATTCAAACGGGCCACGGTCTACCCGGGCTGCAGACAATCTTTGATTGTGCACAAACCGACAGAGATGTAAAAATAATTGCAGATGGGGGCATTAAAACATCGGGTGACATTGTAAAGGCCCTCGCCGCCGGCGCCGACGCTGTTATGGTGGGGTCATTGTTGGCTGGAACAGATGAAACCCCCGGCGACATCATGACCGACAAAGATGGCCACCGCTGGAAGCTTTATAGAGGGATGGCCTCAAAGGAAGCACAAATCAGTTGGCGTGGAAAATATTCTTCTTTTGAGGGAGTCTCTACCACGTTGCCTTATCGTGGCCCCGTTACGCCAATCATGGACGACATCGAACGGGGCATTCGTTCTGGGCTTTCTTATTCGGGCGCCCGGAACATAGGTGAACTACACGCGAAAGCAGAGTTCGTGGGACAAACAGCAGCCGGCTTTAGCGAAAGCAAAACTCACATTACCAAGAGGAAGTGGTAAATGGACCAGCAAGATTCTTATGGTAAAAACAAAAAGAGAATTGTTTTTTCTGACACAGACCATCGCCACGCTCAGCTTATTCTTCGTTTAAAGCATGATGGTCTAAAGCAGTCGGCTTTTTTTCGAAACATTATCACGGGGTATCTTGAAGGAGATGAAAGAATTCTTGATTTTGTTGCGGAAATGGCCGGCCTCTCCAAACAGCGGAAAAGCAAAAATCGTCGGCTTATAGAGCAAGGAAATGAAAACCTACATGATTTGGGGTTAGCAAAAGAACAAATAGAAGACATATTTGATTTAATAGCCGAGGAACACCCCGACCTATGAAAGACGGCTTGTTGAAGTGCGGCAGAAAGTGTAGAAAAAGTAAAACAAATTGCAGCCAAATTGATTGTAAATATTTTATAGATTTTAAAGAAGAACAGAATTGTTGTTTAATTTCAATTTATGAAAACGGAGGTATGACTTTAAGGCAGATTGGAGATCGTTTGGGAATCTCTTTTGCGAGAGTCAAACAGATAGAAACAATAGCGCTTAAAAAAATGAAAAACAGTCGTCTAATTTCTTAGTTATTTTTGGACATTGTAAATGTGAATACTACTTATATGTGGAATTCTAAATTTAAGGAGAAAGAATCTATGTCCCGTAAGACACTTTTAACAGAAGCCGAAATCCGCCAATTTATGAAGCTGGCCCGGCTCGATAGCATTGGCGCACCGCGCCTGGAAGAAATGGGGATGTACCCCGGCCAACGTGATGAGTTAGACGTTGAGGAAGAGGAAGAAGAGGATGTCGACATGGCCGGCGGTCTTGATGTTGGTGATGCCGGCGACGAAGAGGGCGAAGAAGGCATGGAAGACCTCGAAGGCGAAGAAGGCATGGAAGACCTCGAAGACGAAGAAGGCATGGAAGACCTCGAAGGCGAAGGGCAAATGCTCTCCGTTGATGTGTTCATGGACGCGCTGGAAACTGCGCTTGAAGACGCACTTAAAGATGCCGGCATGGGCGAAGAGCCTGTCGAGGTGGAGATGGATGATGACTTGGGCGCCGCAGGCGGCGACGAGGAAGACGAA